CCCTGACCCATGTTTGACTCATTAATGAAGAATGACTTCTTAGTTTTGAGGAATTTCTCTTTCAATTTGTTCAGATTCTCATCATCATGTGTCTTTAGATTCCTTGGATCAGAAAGCCATGCTTTCATGAGGTCATTAGGCAGGTAACACTCCTTGTTGTGGTGCTTGAGCATCTGCCACACTGTTATGGGCCACAGCTTCCCCAATCTAGATTTGAATGGCTTGATCTGGAATATGAACTGGCAAGGTGAGAATCTAGGACCCCACTTGCTCTTGTCTAGATTCATGTAGATCACCTCAGCATCTTGCCTTGACCTCATTTCTCTAGATATGTCTCTCATCAATATCATTTTCTCTGAACCAGAAGTCAGCATCTCTCTCTCATCAGATTTGCAAAGAGATCTGAACATCCCTTCCACAATGTTTATATTAATCCTAGAGCAGATGTCCAAGATGAGTATTTCTCTGACTCCTCCGACTTGATTCTTCTTGAACACTTGGAATCTAGTTGGCTGTTTCCATGTCTTTTCAAAGACTTGAGATGCTTTCCACAGGCCATCTTCTATCAATTTGCTGACAGCTTGAATGCACTTCTGCCTAGTGGTCAGCTGATCTTCTCTTTGTATCATTGGTGGCATTTGATCAGCACTAGCAGAGAATGTCGCAAATTCATCCAGTGTCTTGTTGATGCTGGTGGACCTAGATGCAACATCATACGCTAGACCATTGGAGTGTTTGATGTACTCTTTCCTACTCCTGATGATTGCTCCAAACTCGAGGGCAGAGTGAGAGAAGCAACCACTATCCCATGATTGACAATTCTTGATCTGCTCTTTGTATGACAAACCATACTGGCCATTGATCATTGTGTTCCCTCCTTTAGATTTAGTTGACTCGAAGTTGCTCTCTCCCCATAAGATCTTCTTCAACACCTGGAATGATGAGTGGGTTGGGTCATCTTGATCCTTGTTGAATAAGTAGGATGAATACATCTCAAAAAGAGCAGACCTGAAGCTATGATCAGGACCTTTAGACATCATCCTGGTCAGACTCACTCTGGCACCTGCAGACTCATCATTGAGGACTCCTGCAAGCTCATTGAACACCACCTTTCCTCTCTTGAATCTTTGACAGTAGAATGGCCCAACCCCCTTCAAGAACTTCAACAATCTATTCCAATAGTAAACTTGAAGAGTTGACCTGAATGGCATCACATATCTCTTCAGCATCTTCTCCCATGGTTGGAACACAGAACAAGCAGTCATCATCGTGTATCTGTGTTCTTGGAGGAATGTGCTGGTGCATCTCTTGTTTTCGAAATATATTAGTGACAGATGACCCATGATGTCGCTATCTTCGAATCCTGTCCTTATGTCCTTGCCACAGGATTCCAGATATGCTGCATACACCATCTTCAGGCGATCAGAACACCTCAGGTAGTGATCAACATGGTTAGTATTTGCTCCTATCCACTTGGTGATGTGCACTCCACCTTTTGAGCTGGAGAGGTCTCTCACACCTTCTGGAACAAGAACTCGCATCCCCTGGAACACCACTTTGAACCACACAACTGCTTGACTCTTGGTTGATCTAAGCCTGGCTCCTGGCCAGATGACCACCCCCATTGTCTTGTTGATTGGAGCATATATGATGTGATCCTTGTGTTCTTTCCTTAGAGCATTCACAGCCACTTCTCTGTAAATGTCCTCCAACATGTCAGCATAAACATAAAGGTTCTTGTCGAATGGAGATGGCCCAAAGCTGGTGTTTAGATAGCTGACTAAGGTCTCCACAAATTCACATCGACTCTGAGGATGGAGTGGTGTTGAATCTCTTCTGTTGGCATCTAGATTTCCGAATGCTTTCCTGCCTGGTCCTTCTGTTGAAATCAGCTTTATCGTGTGCTTGGAGAATGATTCTGAATTCAGTTTATACATCCTCTCCTGCGAGTGAGCCAGCAATTCGACATCCTCTTGCTTCATCTCTGAGACTATAGAGAAGCACTCATCAGATAGAGTCCTCTCTGATCTCTTGTAATCTTGGACGAAGGGAATCTTGAGTATGCTGGGAGCATCAGTTCTCGTCTTCTGATCCTTCAGTATTTCATTCACCTTATTCCATGCCACCTGCGGATTGTGTCGCTCTGTCAACTCGTTCTTGTAGGCAGTCGACCCCCTCTGGTTCATCATCTCATCAATCACAGATTGGAAGAAGTTCTCTTCATCAACCCAGTTATGTGACTCTTGACTGAGTAGGATCTCTCTGAGTTCGTCCTTAGTGAAGGGTTGTCTCTCCAGGTTAGAGTATTCACTGAGGATGTCTTCAACACCAAACTTGATGTCATCTAGATCATTGGGCGCATCATTAGAAGTCATCCTGACATACCAAGATCTCCCTTCCTCTGAGGTATGGCAATTTGAGATCAGTTCATTGGCTCTTCTTATGCACTGAATACAGAATTCAATGTATGGTTCAGGCAAATCCACATCTGGTCTAGTAAGACTAGATGATGTGAATCTGAAGACCTTGAAATCAACAGAATTAGAACCCTTGATCTCCTTTATGCAATGGCAGAGAAGAGCATACTTGTTCGTCTTCTCTGCAATGGACATCTTGGAATCACTGACTGTTATGTCCCAGATCAGATACTTCTTGAACTGCAATTTAACAATGTCAGGTGATTGATTCTTGAAGAGAGCATAGTCCCTGTGATTGGATAGGAACTGCAAGCACTCGATGTCTGAAACATGTCTCTCTCCAAATTCTATGTCATGATAGTGACACACTGCGAAATGACACACATCATGTCTTGACTTATAAAGTGAGGAGTACTGTGAGTAAGATGAGATTTCGGGTTTGTAATCGGATCTCCCAAGTATGTAGCTCATCACTTCTTCATTTTCGCCAAAGTTAGCCGGATAGGATGTCTCAGTGAAGGTCATGGTTATCAGGAACAAGGCAATCAGCA